AAGCCCGCGCCCTTGCGCTTGCTCCACATGGAATCCGTCCAGGGGACGGCCACCACCCGGCAACCGAAGACCGAATGATACAGCAAGCCGTCGCAATAGATCCCGGCATGACTCAAGGCCTTGCCGAATTTAAAGAGATAAATGTCGCCGTCCTCCGGGCGGTTCAGGTCGTCCAGCTCGTCCACCTGCAATTGCGTTCGAATCTCGGTCAACAGCAGTTCAAAGCCGTTGTGAATGTGCCAATCCTTGGAATAGGGCGGAATCCTGACCGGCGGATGCCCGAAGGCCTCCAGCACGCGGACCACAAGGTGAATACAATCCACCCCGCCGCCCTTGACCCCGCACCGATGCCGAAACGGCGTCCCGATCCATGATTCGAGTTCGGCTTTCAGCGCGCTCATTCCGCTTCCCCTTTTAGGCGCAAGATTACTTCCGAATCGCCCCGCTTGAACGTGACAACGCTGGGACACCCCTCGCTTTTTGCTTGTTCAACAATTTCGCGGACTATATCAATCGTTATTCCAAACTGCTTCGCGGCGGCAATGACGCGCAATATGTAAATATCGCTATCCACAAAGATGCGTGGACTCCCTCGTCCCTTGGCCTTATATGGTTTCACCACGCTACGGTCCGAATAGAACTGTATGTCCCTGGCAGAGAGCCCGGAAATGATGGCCGCGTCTTTTAGCGTCAGATTCATGATTTATTTCTTCCCTCCCTCTGGCGCGGTCGGAGCCGGCAGTTTGCTGGCCGGGTTCTTCTCCGGGATGTGGGGGAACCCGCCGAAGTTCAGATGGTTCGCAAACTTGGAATGGCACGTCTGAATGGACCGGTCGCACCCGGCGTAGGCCGTCACGGTCTCGCCCGTGGTCAAGGTCGATATTTTGTAGCGCAATTTGATGACGCTCCCCTTATGGTAGGTGATCAGCCGCCGGTAGTTGTTCCATTCCAGATACCCCCAGGTGAAATAATGGTCGGCCTTAGCCGCGAACGAGGCCGACGTCAGGGTCAATTTGTCGCTTGAAACCGTCACCGCGGCGTTGACCGTATGCGATCCTTGACTCACCCCGCATTGGTCGCTGAACAGCTTCCAGTTGCATTGCACCTGGTATTTCAAGATCGGGATGCGCTGCTTCAGGTAGTATTCGAACCCCAGGCACTCCACGTCGGACGCCTTGCCCTTGATGTTCACCTTGGTGATCTGCCCGAAGAAGATGACCTGGGCCTCGGTCAGGTCGTCCCGGAACAGCCGGAGCACTTCCACGAAGATGGTCTCCACCGGCCAGTTCAAAATAAAATCCTGCAAGGGGCCGTAGTCGGAACTGATGGTCAGGGTCATTTGGGACGACTTCAGGTCCACGTCATACCGAAGGCCGCTCCGCTGAATGGTTGCCGGGGTGTATGACTTGCCGCCGTAGGTCAGGCTCACGTCCCCGGATGTGTATGTGTATTCCGTGCCGCCCGGCGTATAAATCCGATACAGCTCGGCCGGATTCAGCGTGTGGGCCTCTTCCTTGGCGATATAGGTTGCGCTCGGGTCGGTCATGCCGTCGTACTCGTCGTTGTGCTGGTGGTTGTCGTGGTGGACGTCGTCGTCGTTGACGTGGACGATGTCGTCACCGTGGTGGATGTCGTGCTGCTCGTGCTGGACGTCGTCACCGTGGTGGATGTCGTTGTGCTGGTGGTCGTGGTCGTGGTGGCCGATGTTGGGCTTTCATGATAGATCGCGATAAAGGTTAAATCGGTCGTGGCCAGGGTGAACGTCACATAGGTCAGGTTCAGGTCGTCCGCGTTGAAGCGGGCGAACCACAAAAAGCTGATCAGGACATTATCGATCTCCGCCGCCGTCACGTCCGTTCCGATGGCCGTGTCCAGCACCACCGTGTCATCCGTCCAGCCGATGATCTCCCGCAAGACATACGACCCGTCCGGGAAGCGGATCATCACATGGCGGCCCGATACCTCGCTGCGGCCCCAATAATCCCCGAAATCCACGTCCTGAACGGATATCTCGGCGTCGGCCGCCAGGGCGGAAGCGGTCATCATCAGGTCGGATTTCCACGTCGGAACCCAAAACGGCGTCAAGCGGCCCTTTTTATCGTCGAAAAAGTCGACCAGGTCCTGAATCTCGGCCTTGCCGTTCAGAAGGAATACACCCCGCAAGCCCTGGATGGTCTCGTCTTCGTCGGCCCAGGCCGTGGTGATCCCGCCGAAGTCCATCAGCGACACCTTGCGGGCCGCCGCCCGTTGCATGCCGCCCGCCCAGTTCGGCGCCCTCAGAAAAACGTCATAGCCCTTATAGGTCGGCCAGGTCATTCAAATCCTTCAGCAAGGCCCGCAACAGGTGAAGATAGTTGACCTGATCTTGAATTTTCTCGTCCCACTGTTCCGCCGGGAAATGACGCTCCGGCGATTCTCGAAGCATGATATATAGACTGGTCGTGTGCTTGACCATCATGCCCGTCAGCGCCTGAATCGGACTCAGGCCGAGCATGGCCGCCGCGGTCTTGAATTGCACCAGGCGGTCGCCGTCGCCGGCCGCGTATTCCTTTTCCTTGCGGTCCAGGGTCTTCTCGCAGTGCGCGTTGAACGCCCGGACCATGTCCATGAATTCGTTGTTGGTCATTTATTCATACGCCTCCACCGCGTCGATCTGAACGACCGAATACCGCGCCGATTCATACTTGATGGATTGCCTGCTCCGGAGGCGCGCCGCCAATACCGGATAGACATAGGTCCCCGAAGCCCAGGTGTAGGTCAGATTTGCGGTCAGGATGATGGATGTGCTTGTCAGGCTTTGAATCTCGCCGGTTTCATAGCTGTCCGGATCGCTCGCATTGACCAGAATGGCCTTGTCTCCGACCTCGAAAGCCCGGTTGTCCGTCGCTTCCACGTTCAAAGCCGCTTGCCCGCTCGCCGCCTCGGACGTCAAGGGCGTGCCGTCCGGCCATAGGGGAAGGCCCACCACTTTATGGATGTAGCGCCAGAGTTTCCGCCACAGATAGTTCGATTCCGCGCCGCTCAGGTTCAAGGCCTGGTAGCGCATGGTCCGGCGAGCCCAGGTGAACAACGCCGTTCGTTGTTCCCAGCCGGTGACCGACATGTTCACCCGGGTTTGCCAACGACGCCCCACCGATACCCCGTTGCTCCAATCGGGCGGCAGAAGCAAGTAGGCGTGAATCGTCGTCATTCGCCGGACATCCGTCTCAGAACCGACGCGTTGCGGTTCATCACATTCAAAATCACGTTTTGGCCGTCGGCCGACCCCAAATAATCCGCGATCTCCGATTTATCCAGGATATTGACGATGGTCGGCATGGCCGCTTGGCCCGGGCTTGCGCCGTCCGGGACCCGTCCGCCGCCGACGAGGCCGCCCGTTGCGAACCCGTAGGCCGGTCGGGGTAATGACGGGCCTTCCAGCAACACCCGGGGAATCGCCTTCTTGCGGAGTTTCTCCATCGCCCTCACCCCGTAGTGCTTGACCACGTCCACCGGTTGCACGAACTCCCCCGCCGTTAGGCGCGCCGGGATATTATCCGCCGTCGCCGACGGACTCCAGCCCTTGACCTCGCCGCCTGCGGCCATCTTCTGGGCGTAGATCTTGGCGATCTGAACCGCGCCCTTGGTCGTGATCATGGCCGCCTGGGCGTACCCGAAAAAGCCGCCCTGAGCCAAGGCCTTGGTCACCGCTTGGGATACGTTGATCGTGGCCTGGGCAATGGCCGCCGCCTTGCTGAGGTAGAAAAACTCCTTCTGTTTTTTCCCCGTGAGTTCGTACATCTCCTCGAATGCGTTGGATATGCCCCCGGCAATGTCCGACGCCATCTGATACCGGGCATCCAATAACCGGAGATACTGCTCATGGGCCAGCTTGTCACGCTCCATTTCCTGTAAGCGGTAGGCCTCCTCGATCTGGGCCTTGGTCGCGTTCAGGTCCTGAAGCCGCTTGATCTCCTCTTGCTGTTGCCGTTCCAGAGCGGCTTGCTCCTGGGCGAACCGGTTTTCAAGCGTGTCCCGTTGAAGGCCGAAGGCCTTATTCTGGAGTGCTTGCTCTATCTGGAGACGTCGTTCCGCCACCCGTTGTTCGGCCTCGGCCCGCTCCTCGGCCAGGGCCGCCAATTCCCGCTCGTTTTGGGCTTTCACCTGAAAAATCTTGTCCTCAATGGCGATCTTTTGGGCCGGGTCCTCTTCGGCGGCCTTGGTCTTCTCCAGTGCCGCCAGTTCTGCCTGGGCCAGTTCCTCGATTTTGGCCTTGCGTTTGTCGAAGTACTCGGTCAGCGTCACTTCGCCTTGCTCGTAGGCCCGGTCCAGCACCTCCAGTTGATTCTTTACCGTCTCCTGGGTCCGCGTCAGTTCGGATTGAACCCGGGCGTCCGCGATCCGAGTTTGTTGCTGTCGCGCCTCTTCCTCGGCGCTTCGGATCTCGCCCATCGCGGCCGAAGGATCCATCGTGAACGGGCTCCCGCCGCCGGCGATCTTTTGATAATTCCGCATCAACGCGGCTTTATACTTCTGGTCCGGCGCGCCGTAATAGCCCTTGACATACGTGTCCGCGTCGCCCCCGGATCGCTTCACCAGGTCGGATATGAATTTCACCCCGGCCGGTATGGATTTATTCGGGTCGTACGCGTCTTGCGGACTTAGGCCGTATTGACGCCCCGTGGGGTCGATGAATTGGAACAGGCCCTTTGCCCGTCCGTATTTGGTCGGCGATCCCGTGGCCCGGGTATTCCCGGATGACTCCACCATGATGTTGGCCATCACCAGGGCCGGATCAATCCCGTATTTGACCGACTCGGCAATGATCCGGTCCGCGTAGGGCTCCAATTGGCTGGGAATGCGCAGTTTGCCCCGCGCTTCCTTGACTTGCGGGCTCCCGCTCTGCAAATACGCCCCGGCCTGGGTCGCCGTCCCCGCGATTCGGGCCGCGTTGGCCAGCTCCGCCGTCTGTTGCTTTGTCTGTTCCGCCGCCTTGCGGTTGTTCTCGAATATTTGGTTGGTCAGCGTCACGAAATTGGACAGGATCGACTCCTCCTGACCCAACTGCTTCAGCCGCTCGTGCCCCCGATTGATCTCCATCAGGATCTGGTCGGTCTTCTCCTTCTGAACATCCAGGGACGCTTGCATCATGTCACGCATTTCCCGAAAATCATCATTGATCCCCGGCACGACTCGGGATATAACCTCCAGCAACCCGGCGATCTTCACGCCCAGGCCGCCGATCATCTCAATCGCCAGATTGACCAGCAGATTGATCCCTTTCCAGGCAAAGCCGACGTAAATCACCGCCTTTTCGACCAGGCGGACGCCGTTCACCATGGTTTGCAAGGTTTTTAGAATGCGCTCGGCCGTCTCCTTGGCCAACAGGTCCAGTTGCCCCCGTTCTTTCAAATCCTTCATCTGAGTGACGATCGCTTCCAGGGCGGCTTTTAGATAGTCGAACACCTCGCCGCCCTGCATCACATCCAGGGTGAAGTCCTGCCAAAGCTTTTTCAGTTGGATGGTCAGGCCCCGCCAGGTGTTTTGCATCCGCCCGGCCGCGCCGCCGAAATCCTTTTCCATGCCCTTCCAGATAGCCGCGATGGCTTTCTCGACCTCCAAGCCGGACCGCTGGAACTCCTCCACGTTCATGTTGAACTCGTCCTGGAGGTATTGGCGGGCCTTGATGCCGACCTCGGAAAGCTGGTTCAGTTCCTCCGCCGACACCTTGCCCAGGGTTTGCATCTGACCGATGGCCCGGGCCACTCGGGGGAACGCCTCCCGCCCCATGACCGCCGCCACGTCTGTCAATATTTTCAATTTATCAGTGGTCGGGTCCACGCCGTACGCGTTCAGCGACGTGAACCCGTCCAGCACGTCGGACAGCATCACCGGAAGGTCTTTAAACTCGTTCTTCAGCTCGGTCAGCTTTTGAGCCCCCTTGCCCCCGGTGAACTGATCCATTGATTTTTCCATGGCCTCGAATTGAGCCGCCGTGCCCAGCGCTTGCCGTCCGATCAATCCGATACCGGCCGCCAGGCCGCCGCCCAATAGCAACCCCTTGATCGACAACAGCGACCGGGTCATCGCCCCGAAACCCAAATTAATGCCCTTGGTCCGGCGCTCCATTTGGTCGAGTTGGGTGTTGGCTTGCTTGAACGAACTCATTCCGGCCGTTTTGGCCCGGAGCAGTATTTCCAGTGTCTCGCGTGAGGCCATTATCTCCTCTTTAGGGGTCGGCCCAGAATGTTTTGAGCCGTCTCAACGCCGGAGGCTTTCGGCTGGGTCGATCCACCGCCCATGAACCGCTGGAACTCCTTGGCGTCGGCGTGATAGCCCATGCGGACGGCCAGGGCCGCCCGCCGGGTCTCATCGGTTTGGTCTTTCGGTAGCGCTTCCAGGGCGACCAAAAAAAAACGCCAGCCGTAACTCAGGCAGTCTCGATGTCCGGCGTGAATGCACCGGCAAACTGCTTGAGAAAGTTGGTCCGAATCGTAGTCGCCACCTGCTCGGTCACCTCGGTCAGGCCCGCTTTCCGGGCCATCGCGAAAAAAGCGCCGTTCACCTCCTTTACCGCGTCCCAAAGCGCCTCGATTTCGCTGGGGTAAAGGCCCTTCAGCGCCTCCGGATCCAGCCCGGCGCATTTCTTCATCAATTCCGCCGCCTGGTCCACCAGGCTTCGGGTGTCGGCGTCGTCCAGGCGGTCCCAGAAGCCCATCACGTCCCGCACGGACAATTCCTTAACGGTGATCTCCTCGTTGTTGATCTGTAACGTCTTGGTCTTGCGCATAGGCCTCCTTTACGCGGTCGTGGTCGTGGTCGTCGTGGTCGTCGTGGTCGTCTGGATCACCGCGTCGAAATACGGGGAATCCGGATAATTCGTCGTGTCGGACTCGCCCTCGAATGTGAATTGCATCGACTGCCAGTCGCTTTCGTTGATCAGGGCCAACGCGCCGCCGCTGGTCAGCGTCCCCCGCCGGAAATACCAGATTACGTTGGATCCGGTGGGGTTGTCCGAGACGAATTTCAATTGAAACTCCTTGTCCACGCCCTGCAAGCCCTGGATAGTGTAAGACCCGCTCAGAGCGCCCTTGACAAACAGTTTCAGGTTGTCCCGGCTGATTTCGTCGAGGCGGAAATCTACGGAAAAGCTTGTCTCCACGGTCACAACCTTGTCCTGGGTCCTCAGCCCGGACCGGCTGGAATAGTGCCGCAACTTTTCCTCGGATATGTTCAGGTTGAGTTCCGGACAATTGCCCAGGTCGGTATAGTCGCCGAGCGTGTCGCCGTCCCATTCCGCGATGGACAGCACCCCGCGTCCCAGGGTGTACAGCTCGGTATCGTGAGCCGATTTTACAGGCATTTAATGGTCTCCTTTGGCTCGTATTCGGTAGCGCGCCCCGAACACGCACGCGGCGTGACGAGGGGCGACGATAATGGGGGTTTCGGATTGCACCGAGGCCGGCGTCCAGCCGTCCAGCAACCGGGTGTTATGGATCAGTTGCCGGACCTGCTCCAACAGGGCGTACACGCCCACGGTCAGGCCGTCGCCCCGACTAGCGTCCTCGGGGCCGCGCACATGGCGGTCGCCGATGATCAGCCCGAAGCGGATCTCCATGATCAGGGCTCGGTTCTGAACCTCAAACCCCATGTCCTCGACGGCGGTATAAATCGCCGGAAAACGGGCCGTCATGCGTTCCAGCTCGGCCGCGTCGCTCAACTGCCCGGCGTAAGGCTCCAGCGTGCGAAGGCCGTGGCTCGTTTTCAGCGGCTCCAGCTTGGCCGACAGCGTGTCTTCCAGTTGTTCGAATTCGTGCATCTACCAGTACTTTTTCATTTCGGTCGGCGTGAATTGCCGGTCCCTCGTGGTGTATTTCATGGCCCCGGTGGCCGCGTCGTCGGACTCGTCGGTAAGCGCGATCCGGCCGGAGGCGATGGCCGCCAGCATGTCGTGCGCCCGCTCGCACCGCCGGACCCAGACGTCCGGCACGTCCGACGGCACCCGGGCATACAGATTGCACACGGCCAGGTCCTGGCAGATCTTCCCCAGGGGCGAATAGACCGTGCTTAGCGGCAAATCCACCACCTGGCCGATATACCAGTCAATTTCCTCCTCGGCCGTGTCAATGGCCCATTGGGCGATGGAGTCCACAACCGCCCCCGTCGCCGAATCGTCCGTCAAGCGGATCAACTCGGCCTCGGGGATCGCCTTTTTCAGGTCGTCAATTGCGGCATACGCGACCATTTAGGCCACCTTGGCGTAGACCACCGCGCTGGGGCGCTGCAACACCGGCAAAGGCCGGGTCTCAACCTTGATCCAGCGGCCCGAGGGGTCTTTTTCGTCCCAGGACTTGGAAAAGAACATCACCCCGCCGCCGGCGGCATTGGTGTTGCCCACGCCGCCCGGGGCCTCGTGATCCACCACCGGGGCGTAGGGCACGTCCACCAGGTCGTCGCACAGGCCGACCAGCATGACGTATTCCGGCCCCAGAAACCGTTGACGATCGCCGGAGCCGTCCAGGTAGCTGCCGTTGTATTCCTGTATCTCGACTCCGGCCAGGCGCATGATGCGTCCGCTTTCCGCCGTGTCCACGCCCTTGGTGTATTTCAACAGATCCAAGACGTTGTCGTTCTGGAGAAGGTAGTCCATCGCGCTGTATCCCGCGAAACAGACCCAGCCGGTAATGGGTGTGCCGGTGTCGTCCTCGATGAGCCGCTTCCAGGTCCGGAAATTTTTGACCGGGTCGCTGTTCGACGTGTCCGACCATTTGTTGGTGCTGGTCAACGTCGGTTTGTGGCTGGAGTCCACGTTGTAATTGACCAGCTCGGTGGTGCCGTCTGAGTCGTAAATGACGCCCTTCAGCGCGTTGACCGCCCAATATTCCAGGGTGCGGTCGATCAGGGCCCGCATGTCCCGCTGTTCCCGGGCGATCCGGGTGGACATTTGCTCCACCGCTGTTTGCTGCCCGTAGGCCCGGAGCGCGTTCAGCTCGGACGTATGGATGAACCGCTTTTGCGCCAGCCGAGGCGCGGTCAGGGTGATCGTTTTCCGGCTGGTTTTGTCCGTCACCGTGGAAGGGGCAATCACATCGATGTTGCCCAGTACGGCCTCGGAACCGGAGATGACGTCGAATGCCAGCCGGTCGGTCGGTTCCATGTGCTCACGGCCGCGAAAGACGCGGTCATACACCGTCATGGAAGCGGTGCGCATTTCGTTGACGGCGGCGGTCAGGACGCGAATCTTAAATAAATTATCCATGGAATAGTCCTCCTTACGCCGTGGTCGTGGTGGTGGTGCTGGATGTGGTGGTGGTCGTGGATGTCGTGGTCGTGGTCGTGGTCACCGTGGCCGGAATATAGATTTCGTCCACGAGGATCCCCGCGTCGGCCAGGTCAACCAAGGCGGCGCGCCGCTGGAGCGTGGTTTGCTCGTTAATCCACTTCAAATCGTCATAGCGGTATTTCCCCACGAAATAGGCCCACACGTCCTGGGTGGACGTGCTGTTATCCGCGTCCTCGGCCAAGATGGCCCGGGCCGTATCCTCGTCGTTCGATCCGCTGGTGGCCAGCGCCTCCCACAGATACGTGCTGGTGTCGATGGCCAATACCTGGCCCCGCTCTAAGTTTCCGGCCGACGCCTTCAATCTGATTTTTTTCAATTGGCAGTTATCGCCGGCCACCAGCTGGCTGATCTCCGCCGTGTCCTCGTTGTCGGTGACGCCCAGTGTGGCCATGTGCACCGTGGCGATCGCCGCCAAGCCGAGGGCGGCCAAGAGCAATATCATTGTGATTCCCATACCTGTCCCCCTTAACCTGCGACCTTTGCGGCGATTCGTCTCCCGAGTTCCTCGTCGGTCTCGGCTTCCTTGAAATCGGCGCTCGCGGCGTCCTTTGTGGCCGTCTCCTTGAACAATCCCAGGCCCCCCAGCTTCTCCAGGAAGCTGAAAAACATCTCGCTCGGCTTGGCCTTGGCCTCGTTAAAGTTGATCTCGGTCGCGCCGCCGTCGATGGCTTCCACGAACTCGCGGAGGCCCATCTCCACCAGGGCCGGGGGTACCTTCCCGTCGCTCACCAGCTTGTCGATTCTGGCGTTAACCCCTTGGGCGGCTTTCATCCGTGCTTCCCGCTCGGCGAACTCGGCCTCCTTGGCCTTCAGGGCCTCATCGACCCTCGCTTGTAAGTCCGCCTCGCTGAAGTTCTTGTCGTCCGTCTGCCCCGCCTTGGGGGGCTCGATTTCAGACTTCCAGAACTTCAACGCCTCGATGAAGTCTTTCATCTCCATTTTTGGTTTCTCCTGTTCAATAAATTCAATAATTTCCTCGCCCTCCTCGAAGGCGATATCAGCCAATCCCTTTATGGCGGGTGGGGTCGCCCCCAAAAATCCCACGTGCCGGAGCCGCCCGTCCGGATAAAAGGATGCGCTTCGTTTTTTGTACAGGCCGCGCCTGACGGCCTCTTCAAACTCCGGGACCACCTGGCTCAGCCGCGCCTCCAGCACGGCCCGGCCGTGTTTCAACGTTTTGCGGAGCCCCGATACCCAGCCGTAGGCCGGGGCGTTCTCCCGGGGGTGCCCGATCACCACCGGCGGTTCATGTTCGGCCGCGTTGAAATTGGCGGTCGCCTTGTCTATTAACTCATCGCCGTTCCAGCCGCGTCCCGCCGAATCCGTCACCGACCCTCCCCGAAATATTTCAATCCATGTCATTTTTCAGTCCGAATCACCTTGCCGCCCCAGGAAAACGATGTCGGCATCGAGGCCGCGCTGGCGTTCGCCGGCATATTTGCCGTAATTTTTTGGCCCTTGGGTGTAAGCGTCGCGTTGATATAGGTGGTGTTTATTTCAACGGAGCGCCCCAGGGTTTGGTTTGCCGCTATCGTGTCTGACCGTTCCCCTTTAGCTCTATTAGGCACCAGTTTGTCTTCGCCCTTAACATTAAACAGCGCAAGGTCGCGCTCCCGCTGCGATTGCAACGACCAATCCCCACGAGACAGTTTCGCGCCGCCTTGCCTTGATTGCTCGCGAATGTATTCTTGTAGCTTCGCGTCGCTAACACCGGAACGGTCGGCTATATGTGCGATCGGAACCATGTCGAACCCACGATCCTTCACTGTGTCCAGGTAGGCATCCTGGACCGCCCGTTCCTCGGTGCCGCTCAACACGGCGCTCCCCGTTTCAATCAACGGCTGATCCCTCCGGCTCCGAGCCCCGCCTTTTTGGCCGCCGCCGCCGACTTTACCTGTTCCGCCGCCGCCCTTTGCCATCAGTTCACCAGCCGCAACTGCCGGGGTTCCGCGTTCTCCGGCGCGTTCTGTTTTTTGGTTCGGGATGCCTTTACTCGCACCGTGGTGTCCTCCTCGAGGTGTAGAATTTCGTGCTCCAAACACCAGGCCTTGACCACCTTCCCTCCGCCGTAAACCCAGAAATGTATCTCCGTTCCGGCGTGCTTCCTGGCCAGGGCCAACTCATTGTCCAGCTCGTGGACCCGGTCCGCGTATCCACGCGTCGCATAGGCCCGCCAGCCCTTCGGCACGCCGACCAGGTTCAGCTTGCGCC